CCAATACCCGAATTCAGGTCGGTATACATATGGTTACCATCACAGAAGAACTTAGCATCATCACCAGAACCAAAAGTTAGGTGAACACTGTCATTAAAACGAAGGGTTCCAGATGTCTTTTGATCTGCGGCGTCAGACCTTAAGAACCCAGTTAGATGTTGACCATCAAGAGTATCAGCATCTAATCCAGAACCAGAACCATCATTACCTGCGTGCCATACTTTATACTTATTGGCACCCTTAGACCAACCACCAACAGTCAGATCGTTAGTATCTCCATCCAGACCAAAATGAACGGCATAGTCACTATTAATGTGAAAGGACATCAGTGCATCAGCACCAGAGGTGCCCTGAAACACTTGAAGACCGTTAATTTGACCTGTATTTGTTACATCAATACTGTTGTCATTTTGAAATTTAAAGACGGCACCAGATGCAGTGTCAGAAGCGTCAGACCTTAAGAACTGAGTACTATCTAAACTATCAAGTGTTGCTGCATTACCACCATCGGCACTAGTGATGTAAGTAGAACTATCTACAGAGCCATCTGCCTTCAAGAATTGTGATGAGGTTCCACCAGATTTTACGAATGAAGTTGATGTTGTGACACCAGTGACATTAAGACCACCAGTAGAAATATCAATTCCACCAGTAGTAACTCTAACACCAGTTCTTGCTGTGATGAGACCAACAGAATCTACATTATTAACATCTTCATAAGTCAGTGTACCAGAAATAGATACGTCACCGACCGAAGTGATATCTGTAACGGTAATGTTAGGTGAACCACTCAGTCCTGCAGAAGTTCCAGTAATGTTAGAACTTGCAGTGATATAGTTTGCACCATTAGTCAGTTGGTTGTTGTTAGTTACATTGGTAGCACCAGATGCAATACCATCAAGTTTCGAACCATCTGTAGCAACATCACGTCCATCTACAGTTCCAGAAACTGTAATGTTACCAGTAACATCAATACCTGCTGAAAAGTCGTGATTTGCATTAGATGTAATTGGTCCGTTACTTGCAACTGCAACTGAAGCGGAACCATTTGAAATAGTTGTACTATCAATGGATGTTGTAGAAGCACTTGTAATTAATCCCTTAGCATCAACCGTAACAATAGGGATTGCAGAACTAGAACCATAAGTATTAGCAGTAACACCACTATCGGCGAGAGTTAATGCAATATCAGCATTTCCACTACCGTTGAATGATGCACTACCAGTACCAGCACCAGAGATGGAAAGAGTTCTAGAGGTTGCTAGAGTTGTTGCAGTGTCTGCATTACCTGTAACATTACCAGTTAAGTTTCCACTAAATGTTGTGGCAGTTGCAATACCACTAACCTTAAGATTACCAGTGGTATCGATATCACCAGTACCAGTAATATCGTTGGAATTTAGATTTAACTCCGCATCTAAGTTTCCACCAAAAGAATCAGTGTTTACCTGATAACTTTTCCAAAAAGTTCCATCCCATTGGTAAGAAAAACCAGAAGTACTATCTTCATATATGTCTCCCACTGAGGGGCTATTTGGAAAATTTAGCGCCATTTTATATTATGGTTTAGAGTTATTTATCTTTAACCCTCAAGTTCTTCAATTCTCTTGGTTAATGTATCAATCTGTTTCTGTTGTTCCTTGACTGCTTCGATTAGAACTCCAATTAAACCACTGTAATTGACTGACTTTTCACCCTCATTTCCACTTACAAGTTCAGGAAGAACTTTCTCAACATCTTGAGCAATTACACCAGCAGATTTCTCATCATTTTCTTTCCAGGTAAACTTAACACCACTCAGTTGTTTAACTAAATCAACAGAATCAGTAATAACTTCAATGTCTTTCTTGAGATTAATATCAGAAGTAGAGTTCACATTACCACTTACTGTGACACCAGTGGAAGTGGTTTCAAATTTCTTGGAGTTGTTGTGATAAAGGTCTACTGCTCCATCAGAAATAAACTGTGCACAAGTCTCACCAGTGTATTTTTGAATAAAAACGCTGCCATAACCACGAATTATAAGATCACCAGTACCAGAATCATCGATATACGAATTACTGCCATCGTGATAAATCTGTAAATCTTGACTAGCACCAAATCTAATTCCTCTACTATCATCAAGATTTAGGTTACCGTGAAATGAAACGTCTCCAGTAATATCAGCAGCGCCGTCAACATCCAGGCTGTCGCATTGGACCTCGCCAGTTACGTCGATGCCGTCTGATTTGGTTGCCATTTTAGGCAGACCATTGTAATAAAGAGTAACAGCACCACCACTGCTGCCATACAAATATGAAACATCGCTGGTGTCTCTAAGGCTTAAATTATTTGCACGAATCCTAAGATCACCAGTGCCAACATCGTCGATATAAGAATGAGTTCCATCGTGATAAATCTGTAGGTCACTACCAGTACCAAAAATAGCTTTGATACTATCACTAAAACTTAAGTCACCTGAAGTTTTTGTGTCAGCAGCATCAGACCTTAAGAATTGAGTACTATCTAAACTATCAAGTGTTGCCGCATTACCACCATCAGCACTAGTGATGTAAGTAGAGGTATCAACAGAACCATCTGCCTTCAAGAATTGTGATGATGTTCCTCCAGACTTAACAAATGAAGTTGATGTTGTAACACCAGTTATGGCTGCACCACCATTAGATACTTCAATACCACCAGCAGTAACTCTTACACCAGTTCTCGCAGTTACAAGTCCAACAGAATCTACATTACTTACATCTTCATAGGTCAGTGTACCACCAACAGTGATATCTCCACTGGCAGTAATATCTGTAACTGTAATACTTGGAGAACCTGTTAATCCACCAGCAGTTCCAGAAGTATTACCAGTTACATCTCCTGTTATATCACCAACAAATGATGTTGCAGTTACGATACCAGTTGCAACAGCACCATGAGGATTTGCCTGTACTCTTACGGTTCCGTTAGAATCTTTAATTGATGTTGCATCAATTCCTGTTAGGGCGGATCCGTCACCGACAAATGAAGTGGCAGTTGCAACACCACTAATTTTAAGATTACCAGTAATATCAACATCACCAGTGCCAGTGATATCGTTAGAATTTAGACCCAAATCTGCATCTAAATTTCCACCAAGAGATCCACTTATTTCTACTTTATAACTTTTCCATATTTCTCCACTCCACTGGTAAGAAAACCCAGAGGCACTATCCTCATGTACATCACCCACTGAAGGGCTATTTGGAAAACTTAACGCCATTTATAGAGGGTGTTTTTTATATTTATACCTTGATGAGGGTTTTTACGATCTTAAAGACTGTTGAGGTTGCTGAAGATGGAGTTGCAAGAAGTCTAACATTACCACTGTTAATATCAGAAGAGAATGTTGCTAATGAAGATCCAGTATTCATAGTTCCATATTCAGTCATGTAAGTATCAGTTCCATCATGAAGTACCTTGATGGTTGTTGTATGGTACGAACTACCTCTTGTTATTTGGATGTCATATGTAACTGATCTGTAAGTTGCTGCTGCAAAACTATCGACCGAATCCTCTGATGTTGAAGTCTTTGTTGAAGTAACAGACTCAACTGCACCTTGACTCAGTTCGACGTTACCTGTCAAATTACCAGTTACATCACCAACAAATGATGTTGCAGTTACAATACCGGCAGTAACGTTTGTAACGGTAATGTTGGGTGAACCACTTAATCCAGCAGAAGTTCCAGTAATATTATCACTTGCAGTAATGTAACTCGCACCGTTAGTCAGTTCATTATTATTGGTGGGTATTGTTGGAGTATTGGTAAAGTTATTATAATTGAGATAATACGTTCCTTCTTGTCCGTCAAGAACATCAGCATCAAGACCAGAAGAAGCACCATCAACTGTCTTAATAGCTGTAAGAATTTCAGATGCAGTTTGATCAGCAGTTGCATTAGCTTCGATACCATCAAGTTTAGAACCATCTGTTGCAATATCACGACCATCAACAGTTCCAGAAACAGAAATGTTTCCAGTCACAGTAGTCAATCCAGTTATTGCTGCACCACCAGCAGATATTTCAAGACCACCAGTGGTAACTCTTACACCAGTTCTTGCCGTTATAAGTCCAACAGAATCTACGTTATTAACATCTTCATATGTTAATGTACCAGCAATAGATACATTTCCAGTTGCAGTGATGTCTGTAACTGTAATATTTGGAGAACCAGTCAGTCCTGCAGCAGTTCCACTAATATTATCACTAGCTGTGATGTAGTTTGCACCATTAGTGATGGCGTTGTTGTTCAGTGAGATGTTACTGGTTCCATCAAAACTAACTCCAGCAATTGTCCTAGCGGTTGCAAGTCGAGTAGCAGTATCTGCATTACCAGTAAGGTCTCCTGTTACGTTACCAGTAACATTGCCAGTTAATGGTCCACTAAAACCTGTTGCGGTACAGATACCAGTAACTACTAAATTATTTGCAGATGAGATTGTAGTGGCTACGGGAGAAGCGTCAATCCACTGTGATGAATTACCATCATTATAATAGATGACTGTTCTACCATAATCTGGGTCAAACCATAAGTCTCCAGCAGAAGGGGATGATGGTGCAGATGTACTGACAGTTACTGGTACGGTAATGAAACCAGCACCATTGGTGAGTTGATTTGTATTTGTAAATGATGTGGTAATATACCCAGCACCATTAGTAATGGCGTTGTTGTTCAGTGAGATGTTAGATGTTCCATCAAAACTTACACCGGCAATTGTCCTAGCGGTTGCAAGTTGAGTTGCAGTTGCTGCATTACCAGAAGTATCTTGGTTACCAGATGCGTTTACACCAGGAAGGTTGATGTCAGCAGTACCATCAAAAGAAACACCACCGATGTTTCTTGCGGTTTCTAAAGCCGTTGCAGTAGCAGCATTACCAGTGGTGTCTTGGTTTAGAGTTCCAATAACAAAATCAAGTGTATTATCACTATCGTCGTATGTAACACTAATACCAGTCTCAGTGTTACTGGAGACCATCGCTCCTACAGTATCAGAGATGGTTTCTGCAAGAGATACACCATCAATGGTGATGGCATCTGCTTCCAGTGTTCCATCAACATCAACATTGCCAGAAATATCTAAAGATGATGCTGTTACAACACCAACAGTGATATTTGGTGTTCCTGTCAGACCTTCTGCAAGAGCAGCAGTTCCTGTTGTATCCTGATTAAGAGTTCCAACGACTAAATCGATAGTACCATCAGAGTCTTCATATGTTACCGTGATATCTGTCTCTGTGTTACTAGAGAACATTGCACCGACAGTATCCTGAATAACCTCAGATAGGTCGATGTTACTAGTTCCGTCGAAACTTACTCCATGAATTGTTCTAGCAGTTGCAAGTTGAGTAGCAGTATCTGCATTACCTGTCAAATCACCAGTGACATTACCTGTAACATTACCAGTTAAGTTACCAACAAAACCCCCAGTGGCAGTAGAGACACCAGAAATAATAGACTGAGTTCCATCAATATCTGTGACAGTAATATTAGGTGAACCACTTAAACCAGCAGCAGTTCCTGAAGTGTTTTGGTTACCTGTTGCATTAACACCAGGAAGATTAATATCAGAAGTACCATCAAAAGATACTCCACCAATATTTCTAGCTGTCTGAAGAGCAGTTGCCGTATCTGCATTACCAGTTACGTTTCCTGTTATATTACCAACAAATGATGTTGCGGTAAGAATACCAGTTACAATTGCACCATGGTTAGTGGTTTCAAATTTTAAATTGTTGTTGTAATAAAGTTCTTGACCTGAAGCAGAGTTAAATGTTGCAGATTTCTTAGAACCAGCAAGGTTTGTAACTTCAACCGTTCCAGACCTTAATCTAAGGTTACCAGTTCCAGCATCATCAATATAACTGTGAGAACCATCGTGGTAGATTTCTAAGTCTCCACCAGTACCTAACTTTAACTTATCATTATCTAATAAGGTTACATTATCATTGAATGTGGCAACACCAACTACATTCAAACCACCATTAGAAATATCAACACCACCAGTAGTAACTCTTACACCAGTTCTTGCAGTTACAAGTCCAACAGAATCTACGTTGTTGACATCTTCATATGTAAGTGTCCCACCAATTGTGACGTTCCCAGAAACGGTCAGGTTGTTAGAAACAGTGACATCATTAGGAAGTCCAATTGTGATAGTCTGACCAGAGGCAGAAGTTTCAATTTCATTGGTGGTTCCAGAGATGGTCAGTGACTGTGAGGTATTGACTGTACCAGTTCCAGAGTCACCAGCAGTTCCAAACTCTACATCAACTGCACCAACTTGTGAATCGACATATGCCTTAACAGATTGTTGAGAAGGAATGGAGGTGGCACTGTCAGATGCCATATTATCTTCATCGACAAATGCAGTCACACCATCAAGAACATTGAGCTCTGCTGTGGTTGCGGTGACACCGTCAAGAATGTTTAGTTCGGATGTTGAAAGTGTAGCACCATCAAGAATATTCAGTTCAGCGGCAGTGGTGGTTACATCAACACTGTTCAGAGAAAGAACACCAGTGTTAACACCGTTGGCTATAAATTGATTTAAGAAAGGGTTATAGTAAAGACCATCATCAGTCTTGAATACTTCTGCTGTAGAAGTACTGTTATTAGTATCAACAAAGGTGATGAAATGGTTAGCATTTACTACAGGAGTGTTTACAGTTTTTAGAGTATCAGCTGTCGATGCAGTACCAGTTACATCACCAGTGATATCACCAGTTATGTTACCAGTTACATTACCCGTCAGGTTACCAGTAACATTGGCAGCTACACTACCAGAAACAGTCAGAATATTGGTTGAGGGATTATATGAAATTCCTGCATCTGTCTTGAATGATTCTTGTGTGGCACTTCCATTGTTATCAGCAACAAAGGTAGGGAAGAAACTAGCATCTGTAGATGTAGACTGTGTTAGAACACTTGCCGCACCACTATTACCACCAACTACATTATCAACTGCGGTTTCCAGTTCCTGAATAGCTGCTTTAATGGTTCCATTGTCACTGATCGTAGTTCCAGTGAATGTTCCAAGGTCAGTTGAATCTCTAGAAACACCAGAGAGTGTTACCAGGTTGTCTCCAGCCTGTCCATCATCTAATACATCTCTACCATCAACAGTGCCACCAACAGTGATATTGTTTGTAACATCCAGAGAACCAAGAGTACCAACAGAAGTGATATTAGTCTGTGATGCTGTAAGAACAGTACCAGTGAGATTTCCTGTGACATTACCAGTAACATTTCCACTGAAACTGGAAGCAGTGACTACACCAACAAATTCAGCATCACCAGATGTGGTGATAGTGACAACACCAACTCTACTGGTAGTAATTCCACTGCCACCACTAGAAGTACCATAAGTAATATTACTATCACTGGCAGGTGGTACATTTCTACCATCTGCTGTATCACTACCTGTTGCTATACTAAACGCAAAGACATCTACTCCAGGTGAACCAAGAGCTTCGTTGTTGTTATTACTTGTGTAATCAGGATCATTGAAACTGAAGACAGCATACCATGCGTTATCTTCTTCAGAGAAGATAATCATCCTATCTTCTGGATCATTTCCAGTAGTTGCCGTATAGTAATAGTAATTACTATTAGTGTTGAACAGCGCATTACCAGAACCTACTGTTCCAGTATCAAGAGTAAATCCTGTACTTTGTCTTTCGTATGTTTGGTTAAAAGAGGATGGTGAAAAACCAGATACTGTTATCTCAGTGTAGTCAGTACCTCCTCCTCCACCACCACTACTGGTGGTTACGATACCTGAATAGGTAATTGAGCCGCCACCATAATTCTCATCCCAAGGGTTTACAAGAGTGACTGTGGTTGCAATTCCCACACCACCAGTATCTTGTTTGGTAAAAAGTTTACCATCATAAGTGTTTAGAGCTAACTCGCCTAACTCTAAATTAGCAAGAGTCGGTCTTTTGTTGGCAACAGAAGACCTCTTAAACTTAACCTTTGGATTTGCCATTATGTCAGCGGTATATACCTAATTGAATCTGTTATATAACAGATACTTTATTTATCAGAATGACCCCGCGTCTTTTGTGGCCTTAGTGGCACGAGTAGTCTTTGTCTTACTCAATTTTTCGATCTCTTTCTCTTGTTCCTGAATCTTTTCGGTCAGTACATTCACAAGGTCAGTCAGTTGTCTAACTTTTGCATTTGTGGCAATAGACTGAGTAAACAAATCATTTGCTGTTGTTTGATATGACGAAATCAAATACTTAAAATCTTCATTCATAAAAAAAGGGGAGATATTTAGTCTCCCCTATTTATTAAGTTGTGGTTAGAATCAGAAGGAACCACCATCAATACTGATGTTCTCAAGAGTTCTAACACCACCAGCACAGTTGATGACCTGTGTGTTACCAGCACAGTCATTGACATACAGTGAACCAATCTCAAGAGCACCACCAGCAGCGTTGGTCAGAACACCAGTGGATTCTGAAACGTCAGATGAAACAACGATTCTTGATGCTGAATCATCCCAGTATACTGCAGCCTTCTTGGCGGAGGAGGTGTAGTAGTTAAGAACAATACCAATGTCCTTATCCAGGTCAGAAGATGGTGCGGAACCATCAACCATTCCCAGTTCCAGGAGTTGGTCTTCAATAGTTGTTTGTGTTGTATTAACCTGTGTGGTAGAACCGTTAACAATCAGGTTACCACCAACTGTAAGGTTCTGTGCCATCGAAACAGCACCAGTTGAGTTGGTGATTGTGATAGCAGTTGTGCCATCTCTTGCTTTCAGGTTTGTTGCTTCAACAGTTGGAACATCCAGAGCTGTTGTAAGGTTAACTGTTGCAGGAAGACCAATGGTAACAGTTTGACCAGATACGGAAGTCTCAACTTCGTTAGATGTACCAGCAACAGTCAGAGTTTGTGATGTGGCAACTGAACCAGAACCAGAATCACCTGCAAGGGATGTGGTTAAATCAACAGCACCAACTGTTGTATCAACGTATGCCTTGACTGACTGTTGTGAAGGAATAGAAGTGGCACTATCGGATGCCATGTTATCTTCATCAACGAAGGCGGTTACACCGTCAAGAACATTCAGTTCAGTTGCCGTAGCGGTAACATTAGTTCCACCAATATCCAGAGTGGTAACAGAAATCTCACCACCAACTGTAAGAAGATTGGAATTAGGATTGTAAGTAATTCCAGCATCAGTTTTGATTGCTTCTTGAGTTGCAGAACCGTTGTTAGCGTCAACAAAGGTCAGGAAGTGAGCAGCATCAGTAGCATCAGTTATTGTTGCAACAGTAGCAGCTGCAACATTAGATCCAGAGGAAATTTGTGTGTCAACGTAATCTTTAACTGCCGCAGATGTTGGGAGAGATGTATCGTTGTCGTTAGAACCAATACCCTCAGATTCAAGAACAACAGCAGCTGCAGCCAAGTCAGCAACTTCTACGTTAGAGAGTGAGTTACCACTACCGTTGGCGTCAAAAGTCTTATTGGTAAGAGTTGCTGTTGAAGATGCTGTAAGGAACGCCGATGTGGTGTTATCGTAGTTTGCCAGGTCGTTATCAACAACCAGGTCAACTGTTCCATCAGCGTCCTGATAGGTTGCGGTGATCAGTGTCTCAGTATTACTACTGAACATCGCACCAGCGATATCCTGAATTCTCTCAGCGTTCAGAGTAACATCACCAGAAGTTACAGTAAAGTCTGTACCATCGAAAGTTGCAACACCCTTATTAGTTTCGGTTGCGTCTTCTGCAGCAATGGTGATAGTGTCATCACTAACAGTGGTGTCAATACCCTCACCACCAGTGAAGGTCAGAGTACCACCAGTTGAGAATGTGTCGTTAGTGCCAGAGTCAGCTGACAGTGTGAAAGTAGAAGCAGCAGGTGCAGAGAAGGACAGGTTACCAGAACCATCACTGATAAGAACGTCGTTAGCGTTACCGTCGTCAGCTGGCATCGTCAGTGTGTAACTGGCGGCCAAGGAGTTAGGTGACTTAAGTGTAACGGTGTTAGTACCGTTATTTGTACCTTCTACAAGTTTAACACCACTACCAACGGTAGTAGTATTGACTTGCCAAAATCTACTAGAACCTACGAACTGGTTATTGTTGGTTGTAGAGTCAATACCAACATAAAGATCATAACTATCAGTTGTGAATCCTGGTTCACCCGCTCTCAGACCCGGCAGGTTGGCCAGTACACCTCTCTTAAACTGAATTACGGGTGCTGACATTGAAATTTTCCGTTATTTCCATTACCTTTATTTAGTCCTCAGAACAACCCACCATCCAGTTCAAGAATATTAATCCTTTCCACATTGAGTTCTTCTTGTAGTTGTTCCACGAAGGTGTCATCAATGTCCGAATTATCCACTGTTCTAGCCAAAAGAGTATTGGCGGGAATTAAAACAAATCTGTTTAAACTGTGATTATATTGAAGTACAAATTTATTCTGTAATGCACCTCCACCATCTGAGTTGTCTAGATTTCTAATTCTTGTAGGCATCAGAATCCACCTCCATCGATTCTATCAACTACGATGTCACCCAGATCCAACTCAGTTTCGAGTTGAGCAACGAAAGTATCTGAAATGTCACTATCTTCAGCTGAAGTTGCCAGAACTTGGTCTGGTGTAGTTAGAACAAATTTGTTTACACTAGTGTCAAAGGTAACGATCTGACCGTCCTTTGTTGCATCTAGTAAACCAAAACTTGTATCACCCATCTCTTCAAGACGAGAGGGTTGTCTTGTAGACAAAACACTTGGTTTATCAGGTGTTGTCTTTCTTACTGTTGCTCTTGGTTGTGCGGCGCGTCTTACTACTGCCATTTTAGGTCGTAATACCAGCGGTTACAATAGCCTGTCCCTCTACCAGTCTAGAGACTGATCCACCTGAAGAGGTCAAATAAACATCATAATTGTATCTACCTGGTGAAAGTTTAACTGTCTTACCAGAGGTCATTGCAATGGAAACTTCACCTGTTGCTGGAGTAATACTGACTGTAAAACTTTGAGAGGTTGGTGAAGTTGAATATTTTTTGATTTTGGATACACCAGTATATCCAGTCAAATTAGATGCACTTCCATCTGTTTCAGTAGATGTGAAAACTTCACTGAAATCAGCACCTTGTGCAATTACAATATTAACAGAAGGAGTGGCAGCCATTTCTTATCTTTTTAGTTATTTATCTTGAGAATTCTGTTTCAACAACTTTTGTAATTCTGCTGTTGAACCTACGAACAATGCGTTATTGACAGTGGTTGGTCCTTTCTCTACCTTATCCTCATTGACATCTTTCAACTTCTGTTGGAGGGTAAGAAGTTTGTCAGTTGCATCAGCCACATTCTTAATTAACTGACCAGCAACCTCATATGCTCTAGGCATCTCACTTTCTTGTGCCAACTCAAGAATACCATCAATGGCTTCTTGACCCTTTTCAATGATGGAGTATAAGTTACCCCTGGTGTACTCATAATCTTTTTTAATGTGATCCATCTGAGAAGACAGTCTTTCAATCTTTTTATCGACTGGTGGTTCTACTGGTGTAACTTCTACTTCTGTGGAAGAAACATCAAACGCCTGGTCTAGTTCATCATACTTTTTAGACATGAGTCAGTCCTCAGAATACAGTTCCGTCAAATCCGAAGTTATCTCCGATTTCAATCAGAGAATTATCGGCAACGGTGATCTTACCAACAGAATCTCCTAAGAGATGTTCTTCTGCAGTTGTCTTATCTCTTGCTCTATCAACAATCAGTTTATTACCACTCTTAGACTTGACATAAATCGATTCCTTACCGATGGAGATGTAAGAATCTTCTGGGATCGATGATGCGTCTTCAACCTCAATGACAGTCTCTGTCTTATCAACGTTTTCTGCCAACAGGGTTGCAGTGTCTCCGTCGTAATTCTTGGTGGCTCTTGGAGTGACCTGATAAGTAAGATCTCTTTCTGCGGATCTGGAACCTTTGGAACCAGCGATGTAACCAATGGAAACCTTATCAATGATGTTACTGGTAACGTCACTAATAGGACCGTAAACGTAAGTCTTGGCTGTAAATGTTAAGGTGTAAACCAGAGCTCTTCTGGTGTCAAAGTTACCCTCATAATCATCCTCCATTTGGATGTTATCAAGGTTGACAGGTACATACTTGACCTCATTCAATGTACCAAGGAACTTGATAGGGAGTGAATATGCTGGTTGGAAGTATGGTAAGATTTGTTCGACAATCTGTAACATGTCATCATTCAACTTTGTCATAATTGAAAGTTGAATTGTCATATTATAAGGAACAGGGACATAAGTCTTCTTAACTTCCCCATCAGATGTCTGAGTGACAATTGTTTGTGTCTGAGTTACCTTTCTACTTGGGTCATATGAAAGATCAGTAAACTCAAAAGACATTCTTGGAAGAGTAATCTGAACAGGACGATTCAGATTAGCCTCTTGTTCCATTCTGGCAAGAAACTTTTGAGTTGGTCCGTATGCAAGAGGAACTTGAATGGTGCTAAAGTTAGCATCATTCCCGTCTTTGTGACGAACCTCTATACCATTGAAGAGTGTACCAAATCCAATGATTACGGATCTGAAGACCTCATTGTAGAAATAATCAAACATTATCTTACTCTGTGATACTAACTATTTAGATTAAGGCATCCCAAAAGGATTCTTCTCACTAAAATCAATGATTTTATCACCTTCGGTTTCTATATTATCATTATCGGCAAATGGTGTTACCAAGTCATCTTTATTCTGTGTCTTCATTGCATACAGTGCACCAGACTCAGTTCCATAGAGAGTTTCACCAGGAGTAAATGTACCATCAACGATCTTAATTTCAAGTTGATTTGTGGTACTTGACCAGTCGTTAACTCTTGCCGTTGTTCCAGAGGTAGAACCGATTACAATCTCATTGAAGACATAAGTTCCGAATCCAACTGTAGAACCAGCTGCGACAGGACTTCCGATGGTTACTTCTGGTGTGAGTACATATTGTGCACCACCATTGATGAGATAAACATTGGAAACTGTACTTGCCGAAGATACAATAGCACCAGCCGTTGCTGTAGTCACACCGAGAACCTCTTCGTGATAATTCTTCTCACTTATATCATTGGTGATTGTAACTGTTGGTGCTGTCAGATATCCACCACCACCGTAAGTGATGTTAATACCAGTTACGATACCACAGTTCTGGATACCAACTTCAACAGTTTCTGTTTTGATTCCAGTATTAGTTGTAGTCTTACTAATCGTAAGTGAAGACACCCCAATACCAGTTACGAATGTAACGTCTGGGAAGGTTTGAACAGATGGAACAACAGAACTGTATCCAGTTCCAAGTCTAACCCTATCACCAACAATCATATTTGTGGTATTAATACCTGTGATGACTGTTGTACTGATACCAATCGTTCCAGTTGTTTTGATTGAGTTGTATCTGATTGTTGCAATACCAGTTGCTCTAAATGCTTCATTTGCACCACCTGGACTTGAAATAGTGACATTAGGTGTTACTGACTCTGCGTAACCAAATCCACTGTTTCCAATACTGATGGAATTTACCGTACCAGCAATAGAAACTGTAACTGTTGCAGTTGCCGTTATTGGTGCAGTGGCACCAGAGAAACTCATGTTAGGTGCAACGGTATAACCTGAACCAACCGTTGCTCCTGTACCTACTGCCCATGGATCAGAAACATCAAAGGAAACATCAGTAACAATACCTGTGATTGGGTGAATTGTTGCAATACCAACAGCCTGTTGATATGGAGGAAGCATGGTTCCAGATGTTGTGATCGCAACAGTAGGTGCTGTTCTATATGCTCTACCAGTACTGGTAAATGTAACACTACTTGGGAGAACTGAAGAACCTGCTAAACCTATAACACCAGAAGCGTAACTAAATCCTGGAGGATCAATAGTTACTGTTGGAGTAGAACTGTAGAACTTACCTTCTGTTGTAATTGCAAGACTCTTTACCGTACCACCAGTCAGAGCATAAGTGTCCATAGTTGCTGCGGCTTCGGCAGCATTACCAGTTCCAGTTGGTAGACTGAATGTAACTGTAGGAGCCTTATCATAGTAAACACCACCAGTTGTTCCATATGGGAACAGGTGTGCAGAAGCTCCAATACTGATAGGTGCGGAAACAATACTTACACCTGCACCAACTCCAGATGGTGGAGCCAGGATTGCAGTTGCAGCTGCTCCGACATGTTTTGGTGTAGAGATACCAACAGTTGGAGTACTGATGTATCCTCCACCACCATCGGTAACGGTGATGTATTGTACAGAAGCATATGTACTAATACCTGATGTAGCAGCAGCTCCAGTACCAGTATATCCGTCAGGTGTTGTCAGTTTGACATTAGGTGGTATGGTGTATCCACAACCAGCATTTGTTATCTGAATTGAAAGAACTTTTCCTCCTGCACCACCAGAACAGTTGACATAAGCATTTGTGATTGTTGCAATACCTGTGGCAGTCACACCACCAGAAGGTGCATCACTAAACGATACGATTGGTGGAATATTGTAGTTATTACCCATGTTGGTAATAGAGACACTGTTCACAGCACCACTACCACAAAGAGTTGCTGTAGCTGTTGCGGTTGTTGCGGAACCAATCAATTGAAGTGTCTGAATATAACCCTGATCTTGAGCTTCATCATCGATAGTATCAACACCAGTATCAATAACCTCATCTTCAATACGGAAGAGACTACATGTCAGGGTGAAAACGTAGTTTTTTTGTAATTGATAGAAGGGTTGTTCGTGTTCAACGTACTTGATCTCAAATAATCGGTCACCAAGAGGAAAATAGATCAAATCACCCTCTTTCGGTCTAGATGTCAGTTCCCCATTAGGAATAGTTTCTGCCAAAGGTGCAATATAGTTCTCATATCGATCTTTCGAGATGATGAGTTTCAAGTCATCATAATTCTGAATACCAAACTTACTCAGAAGTGTCCCTTGACCACCATATCCCTCATAACTGTCAACATACGCCTCAATTGGGTAAGTATTGGTAAATCTGGACTCAATAACCTCTTTGATGACAGTATTTGTCGTCACATATTCACGAGGCATGTAATATACTTCGACACCATACATCCTCAACTGTTCGTTGATGAGATCTTGGACTAAATTTTGTTCAGATTGTGATCCCTGAAGAAAAAATGGATTTAACATATCAACCAATCATGTCCATAGGAGGAAGTTCATAAGTATTGGACATTTTCTCTCTAATTACCTCTAATTCTCTCTCGGCATCTTCATACATCTGTCTTCCGTTGAGTTCAATACCACCAGGCAACTTAACTCCTTGGAATTTCATCATATTTTGACCCCATTGTCTCTTAATTAGGGACGTAAGGTATGGTTTTAGGAAAGAATCGTTCCAAACTCCAGTATAATCAGTGCCATCCATGGCTCTGTAACACTCAATTACCAAAAATTCACCCGCACTTACGGTAGAATAGTCAATATCGAGGTATAATCTGTCTTGTCTTTGGTTAAATCTGATGTGTTTATGAGTATTTAAGAGGAAATTCATCGTTTCCAGGTAACTCATGGTCATAGAATACGACAACATGTCATATCCAGACGCTGCAGTGACTCCTCCCCACAATCCAAACACATCATTTAGGAAAAATTGGTATTTTACGTTGAACATTCCTGTTCCTAACGTATTATTGAACTGAAAAACCTTCTCAACTCCGATAATATCGGGTGGAACTGCCAGAAAATTACTATTTTCGTGATATGTGAAGGTCGTATTAGACCCAACAATCGATGCAGTGGCAGATGTAGACGCAATTCCTACGGTATTACTACCAGATGCACCAGGTGGACGGGCCATACCACGGTCAATATCGTCCTGAGTTAGTTGATATTTCAGAAAAACCTTATTTACACCGTCAAAATGTCTCTCATTGAACAATTGAATGGCATCATCCACCAAATCTTCAATCTGTTCATCGGCAACGTTGATTTCCAAGACAGGATAACCCAACTGTCTCTTACAGTAATCGATCAGTTGTTGTCTAGAAGCGGGTTTAGCCATTTATAGAACACTTTTTCTCTATTTATGTTTATCCATAAAATGTTGAAGCATCACCTTAATGTCACTCAAATCACCTTTGATACCATCAAGTTCAGTCTCAATGGTATCAATTCTCTCCTTATCTGATGTAAGTTTATGACGATTGGTGACATAAGAGTTAAAATCATTGGCATTTTTGTTAATTATTGCCTTAGAATGGGTATCTCTAAAATACCCATCCTTTCCATCAATTGGTATCAGTGCCATTATGCTAGTGCGATCGTTCTCAAGTTTCTAATTTGTGGAACAATTGACTGGTTAGTCGATGTTCCGATGATCTTGATCCTAAACGACTTGAATGCAGGGAGGTTATCATTGGTAAATGTGTACTCTCTGAATTGATCAATGGAAGGAACAGTGATTAGTGAATCATACTTAGGAATGTTGATATCCGATGAACCATCACTATCAGTTTGACTGATCAGATTACCATCAATATCGAAGTTACCATAACCTGGGAACGGAACGAATACGGTTTCATCTGCCAATGAATCCTCTTGATCAAGTGCGTAGAATACTCTGACATCATTATATCTAGAGATGTAAGCGTCCAGATAAACTTTAAGACCAGTTGCTGGGTTCTCAAGAAGAACATTCTTACTTACATAAGTGAAGTTGTTTGGATCATCAACAGTAGTATTGACTCTAGGATCACTTGCGTAATCTGTAACAGGAG